CTGTAGTTGTGAAAAAACAAACGGGGGTTGCTGCGGATGGGCCAGTGCTTAGGCACCAGCGTTCCGGACGATGCCCCGATAGGAGATCGCTGCCGCGGCAAACCTGCCTTCTAACGCCACGTATCGTGTGAGCCGTGAATCCTCAAACCACGTGCGCCGTTGTCCACCGCGGCCATAACCGCGCTGGAAGGCATGCACAATGCAACGCCGTAGTGCCGGATCAGCCACGGTGTAGTAGATCGTCGAACTGTTCGCATCCAACTCCGGTTCAATTACCGGCGTAATCAATCCGCGCACCGTATTGATGTTGCTATCAGCAGCTCTTGCCGTTGTCTCACCCGGAAGTAACGGCATCGTTGCCTGAATTGCCGCGGTCTCAAGCGCCGCCGGCGCCAGTAGGTACTTCGGTGGAGTTTTGATGTAACCGTATCCACCCGGGCCAGTCTGAAGCCGGTGCTTGGTGCGCATCGCTCCGAGTTCCGATCCACTTGGTGCTGCACCAGATGTCTTATCGTTCAAGTGGTACGTGTTTTCGAACAACGTCTGACCATCGGTGAGGACGACGTTTCCAGTAAGCAAACCGACGCACAGTCCATTTAGCGTGTTCTCGTGCGCGGTTGCCAACCCGAGAAGTCCCTGTTGGAACGCATCAAGATCGTCGTTTGCAACCATGACCGCGGTGAGGCCGACCTTGTTGTCGAAGATGTCACCCTGGATCCATCCAACGAAGTCTTCCGTCATCGCGAGCGTTTTTGCCTCTTCATCGCCGACCTTTTTGTCCATTTCATCGTTAAGCGCAATTGTCATGAATGGTTTCGGCTTGAGATCCGCTAGGTCCATCAGTTTTGCTGTCCAGATCGGATAAGTCACGGTGGCCAGCTGAAATCCCGTTTCGAGACCTTTGTTCGCCAAATTGCTCAAGACATTGGGAAAAGACCCAGGCTGATGCCAGCTGCCGCCCGTATCGGCGGCAAAATACTGAGTCTCAGAACCGCCCAACTGTAGGAAATTAAGCGCCATCTGCTGATCGTCTTGCGTTATCCGCTGCCCAGATGCGCGGAGTACCTCGCGAGCGATATCGATCGTCCGCATGCCTTGCATGTCGCGATTCGGTTCGCATGCATTGAAGCTAAGACGAGAACCGAGTGTGCCGATCGCGGCATCGCATACCTTGTCAACTTCGCTTTCGACCGATTCGACGCGGCCCGATACCATCGGTGCATTTTTGGCGGCGTCGTCCAGCCATACCCGAACGGCATCATCGACTGCCGTTCCGTCGTCAATTGCCTGCTGTACAAGTGCATCGGTGACTTTCAACAGATCAGCGCGTGCCCGCAAGTCCCGAACACGATACCTTTCGGCGATGATCGCTTCTCTGGCTGCCGCATCAATGTCCGCCCGTGAGGTTGGCGTATCGACTGCGGCAATCGGCGTCGCTTCGGTGCTAGATCGGCTTACTTTCGTCGTAGCATCGGTTTTGGTTGTTTCTGGCATCTTGGGTGCCTCCTGTTCAAACCAGACGACAGACATATCTGTCGATTCCAGTCCCACGATCGGCGTCTGTACTTCGGCCGCACTGGTGCCGATCGTTCCGGCACGACCATTCCTGGAAAGTTCGATCATCAGTTGATCAACTGTTCGGATGCCATCAATCATTCCACGCTGTTCGGCTTCGCCCGCAGTAAATACTGCGCCACTACCAAATCTCGCCTGAACGACTTCCGGAGTGACTTTGCGATTTTCCGCGACGGCTGCGACAAAAGCATCTGCCGTCGCGTCAACCCGTCGTTGCAGTTCAGCTTTAGCCTTTTCGCTGAGGGGCTCATACTCATTGCCAGCCCCTTTCAAGTCACTACTCTTGATCACCGTGAATTTGACGCCTGCATTTTCTGCCGCCCGCGACATTTCACGGACGACAAGGAACACGCCGATCGATCCCACCTCTGTCGATGGAGTCACGTAGAATTCTGGCGCGCTACTCGCGATCCAGTACGCGGCGGATGCAACCATACCTCGTCCCAAAGCAACTACTCGCTTTCGGCGACGAGTCCAGTTGCACGCCCAGAGAATCTTTTGCCGAAGATCTTCGACACCGGTCACTACGCCACCCGGTGAATCGATTTCAAATAGCAGCGTATGGATATCGTCGTTTTCTACGGCCTCGGTAATGAGTTGCTCAGTTTTGAATGTCGATGTTCCCCCGCTGTATTCCGTCAACATGTTCGACCTTGGAAACAGCGTTCCAAGTATTGGGATCACCGCTACGCCACCATTGCCTTCAGTCTGTTGATCTTCAGTCCGATCGAAATCATCTAAGTCAATTGCTATGCCATTGCATCGCGATTCGACAAACCGCACGATCTCTGCAAGCTTCGATGGCAAAATAGCCCAGACATTTTCCTGTAAGCCCTGCAATATCCGATTACGCTTAGGCACTATCAGGCTCCTGTGTTTCACCGGCCATTGAAGTGCTGCTGCCAACTTGGCCACCTTGACCCTTGCTGTAATCAAGCACCACGCCAAGACTTGCCGCAATACGTCCCTCCAGCGCCATTTGCGTCAGGATCTTGACCCAATGCTGTTGGCGGCGGCCATTTTCGATTTGGAGCGTCGATTGAGCAGAACGTAGTTTGGCGACAGCCGCATCCGTTTCCTTCTCTGGATCCAGTTGTTCGCGTCCTGGACCGAGTACGTCGAAGCGTTGATAATTCCGCTGATTCCTACGGAATTGTTGCGGAGTAACACTCGTAAACTGGCCAAGTCCAGCAGCCGCCGCATTGATTCGTTGGCGTACTGGTAGTGTCAGCTTGCGGGCCACGAAACGACGCAACGGCTGGAAATGACTTTCGTCGTCGAGATGACTGGCCCGTGCTGCGGTGTACGATGTCCCTTTGTAATTGGCTACCAGACGTGGTAATGAGATATTGGCCCCGATTGCCTGTTCAGTACGAATCTGTTCAATAAAGGGCGATGCATCTCGGCTTGGCCGTTTGCTCTCAGCCATCTCAAACGTGTCGTCTGGGCCACCTTGAAATATTAGTCCTGGCCCTAGCCTAATCGGATTGTTGCCGTAGGGATCTTCTGGTTCTGTCCCGTCAGACAGAGATAATGGCGCCGAGCCAGCTGCCGACTTGTGAAGAAAAACCAGAATCGAGCCCAGCGCCGCAGCCGTCAATTCATTGCCTAGATACCAGTCGAGATCCCGTGTTGGCTGCGTGATCGCGTGCAGCCACGGCACGCCACTGGTTTGACTGGGCCGGAACCGTATATACAGATGGATGATCCTGTCTGCTGGAATTCTCGTCGATGTCCCCGAACCAGGCATCTGATGATCTTCAGGATGTTCATCATAAATCCAGTAGGCAATCGGACGATTAAATCGGTCTAACTCAATCCCGTTGGTGATTCTCGTACGACCGCTACTTGCCGCCCTGTCTTTCGTTCTGTCAAGTTGTTCACGTTCGATCAACTGATATGCTATCGGTATCCTACGATTAGGGCGTCTATCGAACGTTTCGAGAAACAGCGCGTCGCCAGAGTTGATCATCTCGTAGCACGCGATGCGCTCTAGCTCCTGGAATGTACTAATACCTTGGGCATCGGCTTCCGTCTGGCACCAATCCTCCCAAATTTCATCCGACTCCATCATATACTCAAGAGACGCACGAATCTGGTCGCCCGTCGCGTCGAATACAGCAGTTGATCCCAAGGGATTGGCGAAAGATGTCATCCCGGACCCAATAATCAAATCCGCCATCACTTCGCTAATACGCTTCTGACTCGGCGCATTTCGATACAGATCGCGCGTCCGACGCAGCATCAACTCGATTGACTCGTTGATAGCAGCGTCCTCTGTCCGCCCGTGTGGACGCCACAGGCGGGTAAAACGATCTAACCGCGAAGCTTTGTACGCCTCATCAGTTGTGCCGGTCGTCCCTAATATCCGGCCGAATGCTTTCAACCACCTAAACATCGATCATCTCGATTGGTCGGAGTACGTTGCTGTCAACCCGTTGCTCGTACTTCGCGATCAGTGCTTCCAGGTCTCTAACAGCAATCATCCGCGCGCGTTCACCGCCTTCGCCGAATTCTTCAACGCCGGCTATTAGCGTGTCGTAGAGTCGCGCGCGCGCTGCTTCTAGAATTGCATCATCCGTGGCCATGATTCCACGGTAGCAATATGCGGAAGATAGACACAACTCGTACTTTACACAGTGTGTCTATTTGGCGCGGTATATCAGATTTTTTACCGCGCAGAGAAATCTGTCTGTTGTGATCTTGATCGTTCAACGGCCGTCGCGATTGTCGGGCGGTTGATTTTCGTTCGCCAGCGGCAGTTTTGCCCCGTGCATCGCCACCAAATAAAATACTGATTCGCGTCGAACATTTCGCACTTGGCCCCACAATTTGGACAAATGGGCGCAGATAGTTCGATTGTCGGTCTGGTTAACGTTCGGCTTTCATCGCAGCGCGGACAACCATAGTAGGTAACCGTATCGCCCGATGACCGTGCTCGCATCCGTAAGCCACACTTTGGACATGATGGCCTATTTTGATCACTCTGCCTTCCGACAACCATCACAGTATCGGCAGGCCGATCCTCCCCCATCGTTACCTCGCTGCATAGCCCTGTCCCGTCTCCACGCGACGGGACTTTGCCATCCTCTTTGGCCAATGTTCGCTTTGCCATGTTAGACCCCTTTCGCTGATGGTCATCTCTGCCAGTGCTCTGACATAGACCTCCAAATCCCAATAGTGATTGCCAATCGATCCCGTGCGGACCACCCATTCGGTAACGCTGCGGCCCAGTCGATTGACTTTGCGCCGCTTCTCTTCGTTCGTCAGCTGCCGGCAATAATCACGACAACTCATCATGTCCCGATGACCGTGCAATACGCTGACAGACTCCTCCCCGATGCCGTGAACCCGCAGGAATAGTTCGTCTTTGAAGTGGTTCACGTTGATGCCGACCACCTCTAGGCCGCCCTCGTAACGATCCCCCTTCGTGCTCTTGGCCAGTTTCGTTGTCCGGTAGAGGCTCTTGCGCAATGCAGGATCTCCGCGAATCGCCCGGACCCGAGTATCTTCTGCCGTCCGGACGAACTCATGGACATCCAGCGTGCGGTAATTACAGTCGATTCCGATTGCGATCGGCTTCAGACCGCGGGCCCCTAAGGGCGTCTCTCCGTTCACAGCAAACTGCCGCTGCAGGAGAGACGTCACCAGCTGTCGTAAGTCATCCGATTCATTCAGCGAATACCGCCGCAGGTAACCATGGTCGATCAGCCAGCTCTCGCAGCGATCTCCCCAGCCGCGCACCAACCAGTAGACGCCGCGTTCCTGCACGTCGACCCCCGCAGTCAAAAACCAGACATCAGCCGGTACCGTCCCCCGATCGTGGCCCGCTTCCAGCCGCCGGGCCACACGCTGCCAGGTCAACAGCTTGTCCGTCTTGCGGACTGTGGCCAACCAGTTGCAGTAAAAGTCGTCCAAGGCCCCCTCATCGGCATGCTTCACATAGCTCGCCGCCACATCCCCAATACTGATAGCTGGACTATGGAGTGACCAAAGATAGAACGACGCATGCCGGCCTCCGGGCCGTTTCGCCTGCCAATGCCCGGACCGGACCATCTGGAATTTGTCCTTGGTATCCAGCTCACAGCCGCGGTCGCAGACATACACCGCCTTCGCTCGAGCATCCTCCACAGTGGCCAGGCCACCATCTTCAGTTTGATAGCCGACCACGCCTCCCAGCTGCTTGTTTCCTTCCCGGCGAGGAAAGAATTTCAGTTCCTGGTCGCTCCCGCATTTCGGACAAACGCAGATCCACCGCCGCTGATCACCAGCCAAATACTGGGCTTGAATCGGTGACCCCTCTCCGCCCGGATTGCTCTCCTGAAAGATCGTGTGCCGATCGAAGCTCTTGACGCGCTCCCGAGCAGCCGCTGAAGGGTCGCCGCCTGCTGTGTTCTGCCGCGCGTAAACGTCCAGCTCCGTCATGAAGACCCGTCGGCAGGCCCGCATCCGGGTGCGGTGTGGAGATCCGGTCCAGGCAAGGTAGACAAAGCTCCCGCCGATCTCGATTTGCCGAGCGTTCCATCGCGACTTCGGCGGAATCAACCCGGCTACAGTCGGAGATTCTAGGCAATCCATGTAGATTCGATTGCGCAGCGTAATTACGCTGTCCCGTTCCGGCCCGACCAGCATGGCCGGGCCTGGATCCTGGACACATGCCGATACCATCGCCGCGATCATCGTCAGCGTCTTGCCGATTTGAGTCGGAGCGCACAGCGTGATCGTCTGAATCGATGGATCATCAAACGCATCGAGCATTCCCCGTAAGTATGGGTAATACTCGATCGAATATGCTCCGCCTCGGGCCTCCACCTGCTTCGATAGCCGAAAATGTCGGCCACACCACTCAGACGTCGAGATCGTCTCAAGTGGCAACAGCCCAGCCCTCCACGGCTCAGTCAGTCGATTATCCGTCCTCTCCGCGTGCGCTATCATCGCCGTCTTCAGCTACCTGCAACTCCACTGGAATCGACGCCAGAGATTCCAAGGCATTATGTACAGCAGATCTGGCCACTTGACGAGTCGTCTCGGCTGCTGTTCCCTCAAGGTCCAGCATCTTGATCAGTCTGTCAGGCAGCTCGGCCAGGATCGCCCTAGCCGTGCTGGTCGCCGACAGAATCACCCGCTGGACCTCGAGCGCATCGATCAACTCTCCTTCACGCTCCCGCAGATCGAGCCGCAACAGCTCGGCCTTGATTTCCGTCAGCCCGCTGGCAGACCGGCTGAACCGCTGGGCCAACCACTGATCCACGGCACGCAGGTCGTAACCCTTCGCCTTCCGTGCGGGGAACCCCGGCCGCCCCCGCCACCGCATGAATGTTCGCTCTCCAACTCCATACCATCCGGCCGCCTGGGCAATCGTCTGGGCAATCGGCGTAGCCGTTTGATGTATTTTGCTGGATGCCGTCTTTCGTGTCGCCTTTTTCCGCTTCACTTGACTCTCAATACCGCCCACCGCCAAGGCGGCTATCGCTGTACCCCCGTGGCGCCCCCGTGGCGCCCCCGTGGCGCCCCCTGGTTTCTTCCTAACCCCCCTTGGTGGTGTCACTTAGCTATCTTCCCAGGTGCAGAAAACGCGCCAT